ATCTTTACAACGGTATTTGCTATAGCCCTTCATATGTGCTTCGTCAATAACTTGTTCGTTCATTTTGTTCTTTTCGTAGCAATCACAATGTTTACAATCTGGACCACATGTGCATTCTGTTACAGGCATGCCGCAACATGCTTCTGGACACATTTCTTTACCTTCTGCAAACTGACCCATTAAACTATCTATAGCTTTATCAATAGCTTCGCTATAGAAAGATTGATTTATTAGTCTTTTATAGTCTTCTGGGCTGTAATTTTGCTCAGGTGGAATGCCTCTTGTTGCTGGGTTGCCTGGGGTACTACCTATTTCTGTGCCATCATCTACACCAGGAAGTGTAAGTTGATCGCCTGCTCTAATTGATGCGTTATCATCTAAACCGTTTACTTCGATGATATCTTCAACTGATATACCATATGCTTTTGCAATAGCATATACTGTATCACCTCTTTTGACACTGTACACCATGTCTTGTTCTGTTATAATATCTTCAAATTGTAATTCTTGTGTTTTTGTATTTTCGCTTACTAAGTTATAAATGTAAGGAAATACATCTTTTAACTCTTCGTTAAATTGCTTTACAGTCAATTGATCTATCCAGTTCTCAGCAACTTCTGCTGGAACTTCCGATTCTTCAATTGGAACGTACTGTTCAAATGCTTCTGCGTAATATGAAGGCTTTTGGAGATTTTGGATTTCTTTTTTGACTGCTACCATTCTTTCATTCACTGTGCCCATATGCTCAGCTAAACTTTCTGCCATTACACTACTGCGACCCATGTAAGTTTTGAACTTGCGGAGATTAGATAGTTCTTCACTTAGCCCTGTAATGTATTTGCCAAAGTCGTCATATGGATGACCGCCTTCGCTAATATGTAATGCCAAAGCTCTAGCACCACTCAAATGTTTATATGGATACTTGAACCTTTCACCGTCTGTATTTTCAATGAAAATAGCACCAATTTTTGAAGTACGACTTCCGCCTTCTTCAATTGCACCTGTGTGCTTTATTGATAGTTTCGCACCACCAATTTTTTGGAAACTAGTTTTTGCGTTTCCATACATTTTTGATTCAGCCATTGTTTGTTCTCCGCTACGATTACTAGCTAAAAATTTATAATCTCTTTTTGTTAGGTTAGATCTGTTAATATCCCTTACTTCAAAATTTAGCAATCTTTTCTTTGTAAATGTTCTTAGGTTTTTAAGGAACCCGTACCAATCTGTCTTTATAGATCCAAATTCGCTTTCAACAAAATCTTTGCTGTACATAACAACTACACCATCGTTTTCGTCTAAACTTACACTGACTTTTCCTAACTTCTTTCCGTTAGATTGAAAATCAAAATCATAAAAACGTGCTAGTGCAGGTTCGTTAGTAATATTACCTTCAGCATCTCCAAGTTCAATACTTGGAAAGCGTCCACGTATTTCGTTGAATAATTGTTCAGCTATTGTATCTAAGTTTTTCATAGTAAAGTATTTATCAATAATTGCTGCTTATGAAGATTGGCATGGGCATTTCATAATCTTCCTCATGCTCTATTTGTGCAAAAGTATCATACACAGTAGGATCCCAATCTTTCATTACAGTTATCATTCTCAATAACAATATAGTAGCACTTACTAAATCATCACTGTGTCCTGGTTTTGCTTGAAAACTACTACCACTTGCAATGTAAGATTTAAGTTCGCTTACAAGTGTTTTGCTTTTTACAATTAGCTTATCATTTTCAACCATGGTTTTTAGTCTAGCACATGCTGTTGTTTTAGAACTATGTGTAGTGTTAAATCCTTTGCGGAACTTTCTCACATGCCCTTTTCTTATCGGTTCACTAATAAACAAACCAGGAATATTTTCTTCGCCAAAATCTTGTATAACAAGAAGTGCTGCTTCGCCAATGCCGTTGTTTTCAACACTCCAATATATGCTTGCTTGCTGTTTTGTTTCTTCCCAAATGTAAGTACACACATCTCTAAGCACACGTATTTGTCCCGGAATAGCTGTTAAATTATGTTGCCATTCTGCAACTTGTTCATATGTAGGTAATTCAAAAACTTGTATAGCAGCATTATCGCCGCCTGTACCCATTGCAGGATCTAAACCAATTACATAAGATTTTGCCGGATCTGGTTTTTTATACCAACGCACTTGTCCCATTTGTATAAGAGGACTTACACCTTCCATTGTAGCAAGTTTAATACTGTTTATAAGTGTTTCGTCAAAGATTAAGAATTCGCAGCCATATTCACGCCTAAACTTTTCTTCGCCAATACGTCCTATTTCGTCGGCTTTCCATTTTTCATCTCTATCAGGATGTTCATGCCATTCGGCTCTAAACGCATGAAAGCCATTTATACCTACATCATTTTCATTGCCATATTCATCAAATTTTTGTTCAGCTTGTTTCCATATGGTAGCAAAAGTATCTTCGTCTGAGTTAGGTGTACTAGTAATAATAGCTTTACCACCTGTAGCAAGTGTTGGTGATATCGAAGTCCAAAATTCTTCTGCAATGTTAGGTTGCACAAATGCAAACTCGTCACAGTATAGCAACGAGATAGACAAACCACGTCCAGTAGTTCCTGTTGTTGTTTGGCTAATAATCCTACTGCCATTTTCAAATTCCATACTGCCTTTGTTATAACTGGTAACACCTGCACGTATATGGTCAGGACATAGTTCATAAACATATCTAATACGTTGCATAATTTCCTGCGCACCTGTGTATTTGTGAGCAGCAATTAGGATAGTTTGATCTGGATTAAACATAGCATACCAACACAAATAGATACTTGCACAGGTTGTTTTACCTGTTTGCCTTGGCATCATGTTGATATTGAATCTAAAACTATGATAACTGTCCATTAAGCGTTCTTGATATTCGTAAGGATCAAACAACAACTTGCCTTGTGTAGGATGCTGTATGTGTGCAAAGTGTTTTGCAAAATGCAAATACCCTACATCAGGATCCATACATAACATTAGATCCTGTATTTGTTCTTCTGTGAATGTTTCTTGTTGGTTGGCTTTTTTTGTTAATACGCCGTCTAACGATTTACTCATACAGTATTTACTCAAAAAAATAGCGTCCGAAGACGCTATTGAGTCGGGGGGATGTATTAAGCTATGGTAATGCTAGATGCTGCAACAACATCTGAACCACTTATATCAATATCATTAGGTCCGATAGAAGTTGTTGATGCTCCTGTATCTTTGCCAATGGTTCTTATTCTTGCTTGAAGTTCGCTTGCACTTGAAATATTTTTATCCATTACTAAATGCATTACTCCGCTTGCATCATTAACTGTAAAATACGCTAATGGATTTAGTTCTTTAATAATTGCTTCTACTGCTTCATTTACTGCATCGTCTTCACCGCGTAAATCTATCGCTGTATTAGTTGCATCTTCTACTGTTAATTTGTAACAATTACAATTTGGTTGATACAGTGTGCCTGCTGCTGCTTTTAGGCCTACTGTTCTTCTTGCGTCTGCTGGTACTGCCATTTTTTAATCCTTTACATAAATCTAGCTTTTTTCTTGTGCTTCTTTTTGAACTTGCCAATTTTATAACCTTCTTTGGCTTCTGCATCTGCTTTTTTGTTACCGGCATCAATCATTGCTTGGATGCCTTTTGACTTTTTTTCTTTAGCAGCTTTCTTCATTGGCTCTTTTTTGTCACCGTCGCCGTCGATGTCAATATAGTCTGGTTTTGCTTTCTTTTCTGCAAGTGCTTGTGTTAGTCTTGATTTAAGTTCTGACTCTAATGACTCTGTATTCATTGGATTGTCACCGCCAGCTGTTGCAGGATATGATTTCTTCTTACGATGTAAATCATTTCCATTACGTATAGCTGCATCAAGACTCATTACTTCGTCATCACCTTCATGGCCGGGTGCATTATTTGCCCATTCATCAACTTCCTCTTCTTCCGATGATACCATACGTATCATATCACCCATACCTGGTTCTTCGGGCTTATCCATTCCACATCCGCCTGGTTTAGGCATTGGCATTGGCTTTGGATTTATATCATCGTCACCAACTACTTTAGCACCATTTGCGCCTGCTAGTGTCATCATGCGGAGTATTTCTGCTACTTCTGCACTATCAGCACCATTGATACTAATGCTCGCTTCGTCTAATTTCTTTTTCATATCTACTCCTGCTAACTGTATTATTCTTGACTCTTCCATGTCGTCAAGTTTTTTATATTTTATTCTTGCTAATAAATTATTTACACGTTCCTGGTGTGCGTCTGCATATGCTGCATTTCTTGGTTTTCTAGGAGAATTGCCAGGAACAGTATTAATATCAATAACACCTTTTCCTGGAATATCTGTAACTTCTCTTCCACCTAATCCAAGTGTGCTACCAAGTGTTCCTGTGCTTGTTATACCAAACAGTTCGCCTCTCATTCTTCTATCACTAGGATTGTTAAATGCTGCATCTTGAGCTTCTTTTTTCAACTTTACTAATGTTGCTAATAGATTACCATTTTGGCTATCTAATTCATCTTGGAATTGTTCTTTTGCATCGTTACTTAATCTATCCATGATAGTATCTGCTGTTACCATGCCGCTTTCAACTTCGTCATCATCATATGTTGTTGGACCGCCTTGTGCATCGTCAGCAGCAGTCTGATTATCGTTTGCTGATGTATCAGGTGTTGCTTCTGGCTCTTCTGGTTCAGTTGTTGTTTCTGGCTCTTCTGGTTCAGTTGTTGTTTCTGGCTCTTCTGGTTCAGTTGTTGTTTCTGGCTCTTCTGGTTCAGTTGTTGTTTCTGGTTCGGTTTTTGTTGGAGGTGTTTGTTCTGGAGCACTGTTATCTTCTGGTGCTTGTAGTTTTTCTATAGCACCTCTTGTTTCTGGACCTACAATACCGTCAACTTTAATGCCTTGTGATTGCTGTAATTTCCTAACTGCTGCTTCAGTCTTAGGACCAAAGATACCATCTTGTTCGCTTTCAGGCATGCCTAGCTTTTGTTGTAATTCTTTTACTCCAGCACCTCTACTACCTTTACGTAATAATCCTTGATCATAGCTTGCACCAGTTACAGGTCTTGCTGCTTGAGTAGGTTGTGCATCAGGATTTTTCCAGGTTGATGCACCGCCGCCTGGTTTTGCTGTAGGATCGTTTGAAAAGTTTTCGCCAGGTCCATAAGGAATTTTTTGTCCGTTTACTATTCTACCTTTAATAGTAGCTGGATTCCATCTTCCAAGAAGACCTTCTCCTGTTGGATTACCGTTCCATCTAACAATTTGTCTTTGATTTTGAAAGTACAAGTTACCGTCAGTGTGTAACATAACACTATTCACTCCCATTGGTCCACCAAAATGTGTAGGTATAAATTTTGTTGGTGCTGCTTCTACTACACGTTTTGTAACTTCTGTAACTTTCATGATAATACCGCCTTTGTGTTTTCAGCATCGCCAATATCTTTGCTATCACCTGCAGGTGCTTCACCTACATAATCGTTGCCTCTTTCTTTACGAGCTGTTTCTAATTCTTTCAACAGGTCCATCACTCTTCCGCCAGCAACATGAGATTGTGAATTGCCTTCAGCCTGACCCATGTCTTCTTGTGTCAATTTAGCTACGTATTCTGCATCTTCTTTTTCTTGCTGATATTCTTCTTGTGGTTCGGTTGGATTTCTAACTATAATATTACTTTGTTCCATGTCGCAGCATTGACCAATATATTCTTGTAAAACTTGCACTGTAGTTGGATATTGTAATTCTACCTCGTAGTATGTTACTTCACAATTACTAAGTTGTGGAAAATCTAATGGGCGTTCTTGTATAGGTGTTTTTTTACCTGCGCTCATTTTCATTACACCATATTTTTGTAATGATGTTTCCATTTTGTCTGCAAAGCCCTCTGGTAAATCTCCAGCGACTCCTACTTTGAATTCGTAAGTCTTTTTTGACTCAGTTAAAAAATCTGCAAATGTTTTCATAGTTATAGGATCCTGTTTATACTATTATTTATCTTTATCCAGCCCTTTTAGCCGCTGTAACAGGCTGTTTCTATCAGTCACTACATAACCTTCACCATCAACTATACCTGCTGGTGCTCCGTTATCTTTGTCTAATTTTTCTTTTTTAAGTTGTAAATCTATCATTTTCAATTTTTTATCAAGTTTAGCAACTTTTGCATCTAAGCTAGTTTTGAGCATTGTGCCTGCAACTTCAAATACTCTACCACTGTAACGACTTTCAACGTTCATGCCTAAATCCATTAAATCGTCATATGCTTCCATTGCTTTATTAGCAACTTCATTTAATTCATTATCTGCCATTTCGCCTAAGCCTTTCACAGCAGGTAATGCACTAGATATTTTATCTAGTTCATGTATATCTCTAAATGTATCTTCAGTCTCAACAACTTGTGATTTTTTAGGCTTTGATTCTTTCACAATATCTTTGTTGTCTGGCAAGTTAAGCATTTCTTCTAATTTTTTAGTCATAGTAGTATTCCATTATATGCTACTATATTTATCTACGCTTGCCTTGGTGGAAAATATCTTGTTCGCTAACCACTCTAAAAGTAATACCATTTTGTTTACACCAACTTCTTGCTGCTGACCATTTTGCTTGATTAACTACAAAATGCAATTTGTTTGTATTGCTGTTTCCTACTTTATTAATATCAGTTTGGTTGAATGGTTTTACTTCTACAAGTTCTACTTTTTCTTTACCATTTTTATCAGTATATGCTACAAAAAAATCAGGCACATAAATTGTCATTTTGCCGCTGAGTGGATTTCTATAAGGAATTTTTATTGCTTCGCTTGCCCATTTAGATACGCTTTCATTTAGATCACAAAAACGCATAAATGCAAATTCCCAACTGCTTCTATATGTGGGAGTACGTCCACCTATATATTTGTCAGGATGCCTGCAAGTATATTTTCCTTGTGCAAAACGTGCCATTAGTATACAATATTTCTCTTTTCACTTGTTTCTTGAGTTGACTGAACTGTAAATCCTATAGCACTCATTTTACTTCTATTTGTGTTTAATATAGTAGCAACTAGTTTACTTATTGAAACTTCATTTAATCCTGTAAGCGTATCTAACAATTTGAATACGTTAACATTATCTATTTTTGCTTGCTGTAATAATACACTTGCTACTGCTGTAGCACTGTTTTTATCAAAACCTCTTTTTTGAAAAAAGCCTACAACACTATCTACTTGATTACTTGTAAGTGAAATTTTTTTGTTGAAATACTTGTCAAAAAATTCTCTTACTTCTCCTGCACTATCAACTTTAGTTGAAATACTTTGATCTGTTATACTACTCATCTTGTAACCTTTGCTGTAGTTGATATAATTTCTGTTGGTAATGGTGTTCTTTGTATTTGCAATCCTGCACTGCTAACACGATTCTCTTGCGCAACGTTAACAGTTTGATTGCTAGAGGTTAAGTTTTGCAAGTTCTGTAAAGTTAATATACCTGTTAGGATTGTGTTGAGATCTACTTCTTTATTTTTTACATCATTGAAAACTGTGCTTAGTCCGTTTACAAAACCACCTATAGCAAACAAATCTCCAAGAACTCCGTTTGTGTTAAGAACACCAACTGATAAATCGTAGTGTGACGGATCAGCAAAACCAGCAGGTTCATCTACGCCTGTTCTGCCTCTTCCGTATAATACGTTTTCGTACATAAGCCTCATTGAATTTTTTGTAAATCCATTTTCTGATTGATTCAAAGTATCATGATTCCAATTTGCTATCATAGGATTAACAAGAGTAAAACTTGTAAACTCTGGATTTGCATTATTTGAATACAAATGATTAACTGTAATACTGTTAAAGAACGGTATATTTTTTTGTCTATTGTTATCTAAACCATGTCTATACATATTGGCTGCTTCAGGTCCATACATATTATTTCTAAATGTATTGTATGATTGTGGAACTGTAGTATCTGGTTGACCACTAGTATTTTTCCTAGCATAGTTTGGATCTTGAGAATAATATCTAAAATATGCTTCCCATAACAAAGTTGTTAAACCTGCCATGTCATCATGAAAACTCATTTGAACAGGTTCGTAGCGTATGCGTGTTTGTACTAATTTTTTTCTATTGTATTGATTTTTTTCATCAATATCAACATTAAATCTTGGCATGTCAGTACTATCCACAAGTAGATTAAATTCTCTTTTGTTTAATAAATTTTGTACTGTTTTACCTAGTGATGCTAATGCTTCTTGGTTTACATCAAATACTACATGATATAAAAATTTACTTTTAGGAGCCAAACGCATGTTGTTTCGCACGTATAATGCATCTGCATGTGCGAAGTCAGCAAGTGTTCCTTGCTTTGAAAGATTATCAAAAAAACCACTAAATCTGGACATACTGTATTTATCTCAATGTATTATGTGCGTATAAAATAAAAAAGGAGTATATATTTCTATATACTCCTATAATTAAAATGGCAATCTTAAATGTTATTAGCCAGTTGCTGTTGTTCCTGCATTACTGAGCGAACGTTTTTGTTTCACGCCGTTGATACCAACACCAACACCAAGCTGTACAGCATTATCATATTGCATTGTAAGTGTTACTGTTGCTGCATCGTTGTTTGCATATGCTAATGCACCATATTCTACGTTAGTAAGCATACAACCATATAGTTCCCAAGTTTCTAATACACCCGGTGTGTTTGTACCATTACCACCGTCTAGTATTTCGATACGTTCTACGAACTTGTAATCAATACCAGATGCTGCGCTTGCCTGTTCGAAAAAGTCGAACTGTTTCTGTAATTGTTCACCAACCATTTTTTGTACACTTCCGTTTACATCATCACGTAGTGTTAGGTTGACTGTGTTCCAAGTATGCTTACCTGCTAGATATACTTTTGAGTTATAAACATCAAGTTGAATAGGATCAAAAGATACTGTTGGTCTAGCGGCATCAATAACTTGTTTTGTTAATTCTTGTGTTTCCTTTGATACACCAAAGTTTTCTAGTGTAACACGAAAACGATATTGTAGTTTCGGCATAAGCAAACCTTGGCTGCTAGAGCTACTATCGTTTGCTAATGGAACTGTTAAATTTAATAGAGTTGAGATTGCCATCTATTGTTTCTCCTTAATACACAAGTATTTATCATTTGTAGGGGGTTTTTATTTCACCCCCTATTTCATGATATTAAAGACCTGCTATCTCTCCTGTATTTTTCAAGCGTAGCGGAATGTAAATAAATTCTACTGCTTTTACTGGTTCGATTGCGATATCAACGTATAGTTCGTTTCTATCTATTCTAGCTGGTGTGTTGTTTGTTTCGTCACATACTACCAAGAAGTCAAATAGTGCTCTTAGTCCTACTAGTTCAACTAACAAGCTCTCAACCTGTTGTTTGATCTCATCACGTGTAATTTTATCGTTTGGTTCAAACAAGTATGGTTTTGCCAAGCTATTAAGCTGACTACGTAAGTATACAACTAGTCTTGCAACATTTACTCTATCTAATGCACTTGCATTTGCTGCACGAGTTTTCTGTCCAAATACTGTAATACCTGCACCTGTAAGGAATGTAATTGGGTTAACACTGTTTTGATACAATGTATCTCTTTGTCCTTCATTTAGTGCAATACTTGAGAATTCTCCTTCGCTATTGATAAATCCTGTTGCTGTTGCATTGGTAACACCACCGCGTCTTGTTCCTGCTGGTGCAAACCATGGAAACGCAACTTGGTCATTAAGTGCTATAGTGCGTAGTACCATGTGTGATGCTGGAACAATAATGTTATTGCCTGCGTTATCACTTGTAAATCCACTTGGATAGTACACGCCTAAGTATTCATCGCTAGTTACAAGTCCGTTGTCGTTATCTTCAACTGCTAAGTTAACATTAGTTGACCAGTTGTTTAGTGATGTTGCATCACTTGCAAGTCTAAACGGTGTATCGCCTACAACAAATGCTGTTAAGCCTCTGTCGTAGTTTAGGCTTACCATTTCACCAATTAGTTCTGGATAACCTGGTGTTGCAATCAAGTTATACAATCTTGTTTCATTGTCACGAATATCTTCGTTACTGTTTAGCATTGATTGTAGTGCTTGTACAACTACTTTACGCTGTGCTTTACGTCCAAATGCACCTGAGCCGTCTGCTTCGTTTGCTGACTCTGTAACCCAACGATGTGGATAGTAAGCTGACATTGATTCATCGCTTTGACGTGCATTGTCTCCATTTACATCAATTGAATTACGTACAAATTTCTTAACATTAAATCCGCTTCTACGTAAGTTCCATAGCAACATGCCTTTTGGATATAGTGCTGGATCTGGAGCATCTGGATCTAAGTAGTTGCTTACTAGTAGATCTGTAATGTCTCCTGCTTCTGCACTATTTGCACCTGATGTATTGTAACGTGCATCAGCAAATAGCATACCATTTTCTGTAGTTTGATCAGTTGTATCAACTTCAACCCATGGATTTGAGCCTGCTGCTGCAAGTATTGCATTGTATACATAAACTCTTGGATAGTTTTCTAAATCAGCTGTGCTAATCCATATATCACCTGTTACTAGTTCTGATGTATCACTTTGTGCTGTCGGTTCGCTTGCGCTTACAATAGGACCTGCTGGATCAGTGCCGTTTGCATAGTATGGTGCAGTTGTATCTTGATAACCGACCCATGTAGTGCCGTTGTGTACCATAATATCAACTTCATCAATAATGCTGCTATACCATAGTGCGCCGTCTGCTGCTACTGCTGTTGGTGCATCATCGCTTGCTGTGTAAACAAGTGGCTTCCAGTTTGAAATTCTCCACTGATTTCCACCTTCTGAGTAGTAATTTGCTGTTGCTGGTGCAGAAGTTGTTATACCAATATTGTTTAACAATCCTCCAGCGTCTACAACAACAATGTCGCCACCAATTCTGTGTGATATTTTGACTCTGTTTCCGCTATCGACGCTTGCCACTACGTTTGTGAATCCTGCTGCATTAATTGCGTTTGCAATTACATCTGCATCTGTAGCTGCACCTGTAGCTGTTACACTTACTGTAACTTGTGCAGATAACAATGCGCTACCTTTTACAGTTTCTTGCATAAACAAGCTGTATGTACCTGCTGGTACGTCACCTGCTTCAACTTTAGCACTTTGTACTTCTGTAGCACCTGTTGCTGCTCTATTGTATATTTGGAAATCAGCTGCTGGATAACCCGGAATGTTATCTAGGTTTGTTTCTACATATACAGAACCTAATGCTAAATTTGCGCCACCGCCTGCTGCATCTAAATCAAACAATGCTGTTTGGTTATCTGGTGCTAATGGTGCATCATACATATCCCATGCTTCTGTTGAAGAATTCCATGCTTTTACTCTCCAACGTGCGCCGGAATTTGGTTGAGTAGTCTTGACCCAAATACTTCCTGTTGGTCTACCATTTACTGTTCCTGTATTGTCAGTTCTTTTGAAGCTTGGAACTTGTGTGTGCTTGTCTATAGTTAGATCTGGCGCCATGTATGTTCCAGCTGTGATACCTGCCCATTGTAATGGAGTACCTGTACCGTCTGCTAGTGTAAATTGATCATGTAAACCGTTTGAATAAATGTTAACTACACCTGCTTCTAGTACAGCGTAGATACCACTTGGATTTGCTGCTGTGTTAATATCAGCAACCATGTCTGCTAAACTATCATCGCTACCTGTTAATGTTACTGTGATGTTTGCACTATCTGAAAGTCCAATTTCAAACTGTTGGTTTTGTGCTAAACCTGTACCGTTAGCTGTTGACGATACCATTGGCCAACTTAGCTTCCATTCTTCGCTTCCTACTTCTACCCAAGTGCCAGATGTAACACCTGCTGCGCTATTACCGCCTGATTTGTACCAAAGTCTAATAATGTTGCTTACTGCTGATATGGCATATTCACCAACTGCACCAACACTACCTTTAGGTGTATATGGCGTAGAACCCGAAGTTTGTGTTGCGTCAGTTATAACAATAGGAGATATGTTTGTGAATGTTTGACCGCCTGTTGTGCTGATTGCTGCGCTGTTCCAGCTAAACAATCCCCAACTTGTGCTTTGTGTGTCAAGCCAGTAAGTTCCGTTAGCAGGATTATCTGCTGTTGCTGTTGCACTTGCATTTATTGAATTTAAGTCAACATCTGCCCTTACTACAAATGCTCTATTGCTAACACCTAGATAAGAATATGCCGCTTGTAATCCATATTCATTTTGCTCGCCGCCGTTGATCGGATTGTTGTTTGCGTCAGTCTTAAATACTGGATCGCCAAATGTTTCAACAAGATCACGCTGCGATGTGAGCAAGTATACTTTACCAGCATTTGCTGCTAGTGTGCCTGGTGCAATTCCTGTTCCTGCACCGTTAGTTTTATTTTCCGCCGTTGCGACAAATATTATTGGTGTTGTGCCTGGTTCAGCTGGAGTGTAAAAACTCTCGTCAATTACTGAGACCTGGACGCCTGGTGATACTAATGCCATTTTAATTCTCTCCTATGGATCATCTGTTTATAGTATTATTTAGCTGATTTAAGGAAAAATAAGTGTTTTGACAGGTTATCTACCCAGTTAACTTGCCTTTATACAGTTCATCTACCCAAAACTCTAAGTCGTTAAGAGTACCATTATTGTCTATATAAAAGTCAGCCATCCAAGGTTCCAGTGTCATACTTTCTACTGGTTCTTTTGGTAAGTAGTCGCTACGGTCAACCCAAATAGCGTAATCAAAAACATTTGTGTTGCGCATAGCAAAATATTCACGTTTATTTCTTAATCCACAATATATGTTATGTGCATCAAAAATAGCTCTACCTAATGTTGCAGCATCTTTTGCATTCATATCACTGATAGCATTATACCATTCAGTTCTGTGATTGTGTCTATCTGCGTAGCACTCTTCTTCGCTTTCATAGTTGTACTTCTTTTTCAATAAATCATAGATAAACAGTTTAGAGCAGAACTTGCTGCTGCTTTCAAAACTATATCCATATTTGTCTCGAAGTA